CCGTCTGCATCGCGCTCGTAAGAGAGTTCGGCGATCTTGCTGAGCGAGGCCATGGTGCCTTCCCGCGTGGTCGATCCCAGGAACGTCTCGCGCATGTCAATCCAAGTGGAGGAGTGGTCGAGTGCTGCTCTGGCCGAATCCAGGTCAGGAAAGATCTCCCGGTAAGGCTTAAGCTCCGCCGCCTCGCGTGCCGTCTTGTAAAGCTGTCCTTTCAGCCTGGAGTCAGCGTCCAGCAATTTGCCAAATGCGGGATTGTCAATGACCATCTGGCTCAGAACCTCGGGCGTGACGACTGCCTCCACTTCCAGCTGAAAATCCTCTTCAGCCGGCGGTGTTGCTTCTGTGGGTGAGGTGACCGTCACCTCGGCTGGGGGCTCATCAGGTTCAACCAAGGGCTCCGAGGGATCAGCTACGGCGATTACTTCTTCGTCAGTTGCCGGCCGCTGGTCGGGTGGAGGGATCGCGGCCAGCTTCTCTTTAAGTAGCGCCGCCGCATAGTCTTCGCGAATAGGAAACTTTCCCGGATCGACCTGGGAGGTTGGCACCGAACCGCTTGCCAAGGAGGGAGTGGAAGACGCGGGGGCGGCCGCCGGTGAAGGCGCAGAAATAGGTGCCGCCCCCGGAGCTGGGGCCGTGATTGTTGCTTCGGTCATAGGTTCTCTTTCTATGTCAAGAGCAGAAAATATCAGCCGCCCAGCTAACCTTGCAGCTTATCCGCCAACTTGATGAGGGCATTGGCTGCTTGCACCTGGCCCTGGATATTCCCCGCGGTGGCATGTGGCGGAAGATGCATCAGCCCACCCACAGTGTTCACCACATCATCGATCTCATGCGGCGGTATCTGCGCCTGCGCGGGGGAGCCCGCCTGCGCGACAAACGCCCTCTGCTGAGACTGCTCCGCCATCACCTGTGTCTCGAGGGCAACCGCCGCAGTGAAGTAGGCCAGCAGGTTCTGCCAGCCGGCGGGGTTGTCGTCCGGCAGGTCTGAATTTTCCTGGCAATACTGGCGGACTACTTGCTTGAGCACCGTAAAGTCGTCGATGGCTTTATCGGGCATGATCGTCGGCTTTACCTGGCCGGTGGGCGCTCCGGTCCGCGGGTCAACAACAGGCATAGCCTCGGCCTGCAGAAGACGCTCGATGATCTGTAGCACCTTGGACCGCATCGCTGCGCCAGGAACCACCATGTTCGGAACTCCCAGCGCCGTAGCCGCCTGCTCCTGGTTCGTCGGATCATCAAAGATTGCCTGGGCCAGCGGATTACTTGCTGCCGCCTGCATCAGATCCATCCATCGCTGGCGTAGCTCGGCCGCCGTCACGGGCAGACCCTGATCAGTATCCGCGTACGCATGGACGCTGCCCTGCAGATCGTCAAGGCGGATGTAATCGTTGCGGAACTCCGAACCCCGTTCCAGGATGACCTGCCTCATGTCGGCCGTTAGATTGTCTTTGGCGCAATTTACCGCCAGCTCATCGGCTTTGGCGTGCTCTTCTTTCAGGTTCTCCCAATAAATGTTTAGCTTGCCTAGTGCGACATTCAACTGCTGTTGTTGCCCGCCAAAGGTCTCGACTGAAGGGTCACCCGCGCCTCCATACACCTGGGGAGGAATGCCCGCGAACATTTGCGCGTTGTAGGCCAGCTTATCCAGGTAGCTGAACGCCTCTTCATGCATCTGAAACTGGAATTGATACAGTGCGTCGGCCATCCGAACCGCGCCAGGAGCCCCCGTCCGTTTCAGCTTCACCAGGTTTAGAACCCCAGGAAGCATCGGCTTGCCCTGCATCGATTTGGTATCGATCAGATCCGCATTGGCCAGCGTCACTCCCGAAGAGCAACGGTCCATAAATTCATGCAGGATGTTGGCCATATCGTTGTAGCGCTTTTGAAAAGGCACAACAATGTCGCCGATCGATGGCGGAAACAGGCCGAATCCCTCGTGGGTGCCGGCCCATGTCCATTCTGTGGTCAGCGAGGCTTCACGTGCCGAGAGGAACGTGGCGCCGGTATTCACCAGGAGCAATCCTGAAGGATAGGCCGTCCGCATTCGCTCGCCGAACTCCCGGTCGTCCTCCAGATCGAAGGCCCAGGGCTGAATCCAGGTCCTCGACAGCGTAGGCCGCTGGTCCTGGAGAATGCTCGACCCTGCACCCATCTGCGAGTACACCTGCTGCCTGGCAATCCGATCAATGCTTCCGTTGGCAGAGAGCTCGCTGGTGGCGCTGGCCGCGATCTGGTCATACATGTCGGGATATGCGGCGCGCAGCGCGCCTACGTGTACCTCGACCTCGAGGTTGAGAATCGGAGTCTGCCGCAGGTTGTTCGCAGCCGGGTCGCAGTCCACCTCCAGCGGGCAGTAAAGGTTCTGCGCCACCATGCCGTTGGGCACGACCTCCTCGCCCACCTTCTGGATCACGGGCCCGTACTCGGCAGGGAAGAAGGAGTCATCTCCCAGCGGCCGATGGCAATTCTGGCAGCGCCGCGCATCCATTCCCACCGCGTCTGCCGGCGCAGTCGCGCCGCAACGGAAGCAGTGGTAACGGTCGGGCGCCAGCTGCGTTTCCGTCTCGTTAAAGACCGGTTCGCGCGAAGTGCCTGCGCGTTCCGCATCCACCACATAGCGGGTGTGCCGGAAGACAGCTCCTGTAGTGTAGAGATACAGCAACTGTTGCTTGAGCAACGACTGCTCCCCGTTCTGCTGCTCGATAATGTCGATCAGGATCTGCGCCGCCTTCGCGGTTGTTACGTCGGAGAGCTGCTCAGCATCTTCAGGTATCCACTTGGATTTGGGTACCTGCGGAGCTAGCGCCGCTACAAAGCCCGTCGCTAGCATCTGGTAAAAGTTGTTGCAATACTGGTATAGGTCCTTGTCGTCGGAGTCCTGCGCATGTTCGCCCCGGTTCATCCAGTCGACTGCGTTGAAAAAGTCCGATTCGCCCGGGCCGAACGAGATGAATTGATTGCCCTTGAAGAATTCCAGGTTCTGCAGGCAGCGCTGCATGAGCACCACGCGGTCCTGCGACCATTGGCTCTTGTAATTGCGAACCAGCGCGATCAACCTCTGCTGATCTTCCTCGCTCAGCTGCGCGCTGTTCTGTGGTTCATCCGCGTTGCCCTGCATCGGGTCTGACGGCGTATGCTCCATCCCGCGCTGGGTCTGGGGTACCTGCACCTGTGTATCCTGAATACGTCCAACGCCGAGGTGTATGACCATTTATGCCTGTTTCTTTCCTAACGCTTCCGCTTCGTCGAGCGCTGCGGTAACAGCTTCAACCTTGGGTATCCACTTAACGCTGGGACCAACCTGCACGCGGTTGTAATCACGCTGAGCCTTGCGGGTGAGCGCGTCGGCCAGCTTTGAAGGACGCCGGCGCCACGAACTCATCAATTTCTCGATTTCATCCGGGTCTATTGGCTCTTCTGCCGTGCTCTCGGAGGAGTCCGGCCAGGATGGAGAGCTGAAGAGGGGTCCACCCAGTCCAAGCGTTGCCAGCCGGTCGAGCAATATTTGCCTCTCCGCCTTCAGTTCGCCCAGCTGCGATATCACCAGGGCTATCATCTCCTCGTGCGAAGAGCGGGATATCCACGGGAGCTTCAACTAGCATCCCCCCGAACCCTTACTGTGTGCACGTATAGCCCCAGATATAAAGCGTCGAAGCTGCCAGAGCCGTGCTGCCAGACGTGATCGTGAAGGCGGTGTTTGACCCCACAGGAACATACACCTGGCTCGCACCGCTCAGCGTAGAGGAGGCTGCGTTGGCCGGCCACAGCGAACACTTCGCCAATGTCGCGTAGGCGGTGCCGAAGGTCCCGGTGGCAATGGTGGCCGAGGTCGCCGGAGAGCTGCCGGTGGTCACCGTTAGATAGCCGCTGAGGTCATTCGAGTTCGAGTTAGGGGCCAGCGTGGCGCCCGTGCCCGCCCCGGTTCCGGCGGTGAAGGTAGGCACGGAAGCATAGGTCCCGGTCGCATATCCGCTGAAGTGCTGCGCGCTGACCGTGGCCGTGGAATTGATGAGCGGTGACAGCACCGAGGTTGCGGCCGTCATGTCGATGGTGATGGGAAAACCGCAGCCGCCGTAATGGTTAAAGGAAAAGCTCTCCGTCGAAAGCGTGGGATATTGGTCCAGCCAACCGACCGACTCCGTTTGCTGCGAGCCGCCTGACCAGCATTTCGACTGGTAGTACAGCACTGCGCCGTTGACGTACTGCGTCGGGGTCGCGCCGGCGGTGGGCAGAAAGTAGTAATTCGGCGGCACAAAGCTCTGGATCATGCCGCCGTTGCGGAACACCATCGAGTGGCCCACGTCGGAATAGGTAAACGTGGTCTGCCCGTTCGCCGCCGTGGGTCCGGTCGGCGTCACCAGGCCGGTCGACCAGATATTCCAGATGGAGTGGCTGCCGGTCGTCGAGGCGTCATAAATCGAGCTTGAGTAAGTCGTGGGATTGGTGTCATTTACGGATACATTCGTAAGGTTCACCAGACCTGTCGCCGTCGCGGCTATGTAGATCGAATCCGACCCCGACACCTGGGAGACGGCGGAAAAGTTAAGCCCGGTGCCGGTCAGCCGCAGGGTGTTCTGATCGTAGAGCCCATAAGTCCCGACGTTCGTGCAGTACACGGCATTAAAGTTCACCTGGTTGCCTTCGGTCTGCAGGCACCCAGTGCTGTTGCCGTTGCCCACATCGTAAAACTGCAGGTTGCTCGCCTGCACATCGTCGTTCTGCAACTCCGCCATCTGCAAACCCCACCCGCTGATATGCGTGGCGACAATATTTGAGAAGGCGATGTGTGAGATGACGCCCGCTCCAGGGCTCGTGTCCACGTTGATATATACCGCCTGGGCAGTTGCCGAGTTCCGGGCATTCGACCCATACCCGCTCCCATAGATCGTTCCATTGGAAATAGAGATCCGGTCTGGCCACGCTGCCGTGGTCGTGGTCGGGTCCTGGCCAACAAAGACT